AGACTTTTTTGAGCCACCGATTGACGATCTTTTCGTCGAGGTTACCACCGCCCATGTGGCGGACTGGTAAATAGCCCGACCAGCCGTCGACAGCGATGGCATACCCGACGATGTAGCCGTCCTTCGTAGGCCAACCCGGACCGTTTTGTTTTAGGTTCGGGTCTTTTGTTTCCACGTCGATTGCAATTTTCTTTGCCGACGTGATGTCTGGTAGTTCGAGCGGGGGAACCCACTCACTTTTCGGTGCGAACATCGCCATCTGTAAACCTGCCACGGGCTTCCTCAATTATTTGTTCCGGGGACCGTGCATCAAGGGCGACGAACTCCGCCCCCAGCGCCGAATACCCGACTTTGTCGATCCATGAATCGAATTTATCTATGTTTGTTAGCAGTCTGCTCGTTTTAAGCCAATCCATCATGAGAGCAACGTGAGCCGGGGTCAAATACCCGTGGGTTTTGAGTGCCTCGCGCATAATGACGTTCCAGCCTTCTGCGATACGACCGTGGTTGTCGTATGCGTCGCCGTAATCTTCTGCCCTATCGCCGTTAATTAGGTCTTTTGCGGCGTGGATGACCTCGTTCCTGCGCATCAATGTTCTACCTGATTGATGTAGCCGGTGTGAACGAACTCTTTGAGTTCTGGGTCGTATTCGAACTTCACGGCAGGAATGTCTTCGTCTTTGACGTTCGGGTCGTTCCACATCTTTTCAGCGCGGTGAGCATTGAAATCAGCGACGCCCATTTCTTTGTATTGCTTGCGCTTTGCTGCCTCGTGTTCTTTCCATTCATCCCAAGTCATTTTCTTCATCTTCTATCTCCACAGAATGCGTAACAATGTAAAAAGCTCTACAGTTGTTACATGAGTAATTGGATTCAATGCCTACGCCACCGTCTCCATCTTCGTAATCTTCATCTCCGCCCCAAAGGACGTCACTTCCACAAATAAAACACTTCATAAATCATAACTACGTGATACGTCCTCCGCGTCGACGATGTAGAGGTTTTGCTTGGTCCGTGTGACGCCGACATAAAACACACGGTGCATGTCATCAGGATTGATGCGCATTTGTTCGTCGGCTGCCGGACTGAGGTCCGTGAACAACACGACGTTATCTGCTTCCCCACCCTTTGATCCGTGGATCGTGGACGCTGTAATGCGGGGGATGCCATTGAATTTCTCACCACGGCGTAACAAGGCGGTGATGTAGGCCCGATCTGTTTCGGGCAGCTTATCCATGGCTTCTGACCAGATCATATTAGTATCTGCTAATAGACCATGGTTAACGATCAAGTCTTGCATGTTAACCATGTCTTGGTCCTCGACGCCGGGCAGCTTTTTGAAGCCGCGTTTGACGCGATTACCGATAGACATGAAGCTGTAAATCTTGCGAACCACCTCGCCGGTAACCTCTTTACCTTTGCGCAATTGTTCCCAACCATTTACTGCGTCAGAAATCTTTTCGCTGATGCTCCGATGGCCGCGGTATGTGAACAGATAACCGTTTGATTTCAGATCGTTAGCGACCGGAGTTAATTGGTAGCCTGCCTGCGATAAAATGAGCCAAGAGCCTTGTGTCATGTCGAGGGATTGGATAGTGTTTATCCGCGCCACTCGCCCACTCTCTTCACGGGGATTGTATTTCTTCGGAAATCTACGGGCGATGCGGCGCACGACACCCTCCGCAATCTTATGCACCTCGCTCGGCACACGGTAAGACTGGGACAGTGTTTCGCTGCCGCCCGGCAAGTTAATGAACCGGTCGACGTTAGCGCCAGCCCAGCGGTAAATCGCTTGGTCATCATCCCCTGCGGCATACATGCGCTTGGAGTGTGCGTCCAGAATGTCGGCAATGTCCCACTGTAGGTTGCTCAAGTCTTGCGCTTCGTCGAGGAAGCACAGGTCAAACTCAGGGCAATACTTATCTGACTGATCCACGAACGCTTGCAGCATGTCGGTAAAGTCGTATAGGCCCATTTTATCCTTGTATTCACGCAGGCATTTGTCGACGTAAGACACCGTGTTCCAGTCTTGATCGATGTTGCTTTCGTTGTATTGCTCCCGCAAGGGCACCTGACGCAGTCGAGCCAAGTTAATCAGGCCAAGAACAGGATCGTTGGCCGTGGTCATTGAGGGGACGTCCTCAAACTGGTCGTGTTTTGCGCCAACTAGACTTACGCCAATTGCGTTCCCCAGTTCTTTGTAATGGAGCGGCTGCATGACCTGCTCTGGTCTAATATCTGTAGAAGTTAGCGCCAGCGAGTGCAGGGTGCGGAAATAAATTAGGTCTTTCTTGGGGTCCAAGAAAAACCGTGCTGCGGCGCGTTCTTTTGCTTCGTTGGCCGCCTTACGCGTGAAGGCGAGGAAGGCAATCCTATGCGGATGCGTTCCCTTCTCCAACGCGTCGTCCACCATGTTTAGCAGGGTTGTAGTTTTTCCCGTGCCCGGCGGTCCAAAGATTCGAAACATATGGGTCTACCTCCTCAATAGCCGCAATAAGCTCACGCAAACTGCGTAGACCGAAATTTGGTTGTCTAATCATTTCTTCAGGCGACACGACGTCGATGAACAAAAGCAGGTTCAAGTCCGCAACACACATGTTCAGCAAAGCGTTTCTGACGCGTATGGAAATATTCAGTGCGCCAACAGGCATCTTGCCGTTTGTCTTCTTACTGGCTTCCGCCCAGCGTCTGTGCTTCATCAGGTTTTGTGCTTTGAAAACGATCTGGCGGACACGCTCCCGTGAAATGTTGTATTTTTCCCCGATGCTATCCAGCGTCCGCTTCTCTACAATGCGCATCCGGTAAATTGCCCAGTTTCTTTCACGATACTGCTCTGCAAAATCGTAACGGTTTGTGCGAAAAACATTCTCCGTCAAAACGGTGCCTCCTCTGCTCCAAACTTCGGCGGATTGATGTCGATGTCCGCAACGTCAAATGACGGTATCTTCCAGACACGCACGGCTCTGCCTTTTATTTTCAATACCACGCTCTCACCGCTGATGTCGCGTAAACGCTGGGCAATCTTGTGGGATTTGTATTCAAAGAACTTGTTCTTGCGCAGGAAGGCTTCAAAGTCTTTGAGGCGGAAATAGGTCCAGCCCTCTTCTTCGTCGGTCCAAGGGCGGCGGAGCAAGATTTCTTCTTTGTCCTGCGCTTGCTGTAAGTGACGGCAGAACTCTTCGAGGTAATCATAGAACTGGCCACTAATGCTTGCATCCTGCGCCACTTCTATAATTGCGCTCTCGTTGTCGCGCATTTCGTTAAGCAAGGTGCTGATGCGGCTTTCCCATTGCTGCTTGGCAACCGAACGCGGCATAAAGTTGAGCTGTTCCATGCAGGACCGCTGGAACGTCATCTGGTTCATCAGCGCTTCTGTGTCCAGCTCCAGAGGCTCCCCGTTGACGTCCATAAACCAGACTGGGGGAGTAGAGTTGTACTTGCGCAGGTTCGCGATTGTAGCCCCTGCTATAGCCGCTCCTATGCCGTGTTTACGGGTACGGCATAGCTCTTTGTTACAGTATGCGTTGATTGGAGCGTCGTTGCACTTGTAAGCGTAGTCTTTGCGTTGGACTTGCTTGGCAACTATGTTGACCTCCGGCAATGGAAGCGGCGGAGATAGGTAGTCCATATTGTATTTAAGGATTTCGGATTCCCAACTATCTGGATACGCTTTGCGTAAATAGACACCAAGGTTGAATAATCCATTATTTCTGCCCCCTTCGCTGATTTTCATCTTACAAAGTATCTGTAAGCAAGGCGGGCCATCCTGAAGCAGTTCTGTCTCGCCACTGCCTACTACTTGCAGCTTAACAACTTCTTCTGGCGTCTGGGCATGTTTTTCGTACAGATCGAAAAATTCTTCTATTGACGCCGATGTTCCATCGTCCAGAAACGCGTAACGCAAACCGTTCTCTGCATCGTAGTATGGCAAATTGAGAAAGTTACCTACGTCGCCACGATCTAGGTGCAGTTTGATCTGCTTTGGGAATATTTCGCTCTCACCATATCCGAGGGCCGCGGACATATGTTGCAGCGCCTTCTGCATGTCCTTCGCTTCGACCCAGTCTTTGGAGAACAGGAAGCAGTGCGCACCGCCTGACTTGGAGCGGCACACGACCAGCGGAAGCTTCATCCGCCGGATTTTATCTATGAGGAGCTTATGGTCGAGGGGATACTGATCGATGTCGATACAGCCCCATTTACACATGTTGTCTTCGTTAATCGGGATGATGCCAAGACCGTTCCCGTTACCGGATAAATGATTTTCCCAAAGCTTCTTGGTGCGAGGCTCACGTAGAACGCCTGCCTTTCCCTTGGCTTTGCCATTAGCGCCTGTTTTTTCTATTTTGAAGTAGCCATGGGCTTCCTTCAGGCCATCAAATATGGCCGCAAATTTTTCTACTGACATTGTTGCCCCCTACGGAAAAAAGCGGCGGGGCCCGGAAGCCCCACCGCAATGACGATTAGAACGGTGTGTCACCATTCACTGTGTCATCTTCCGTATGTTTGACAACAACATCACCCGCCGTGATGCTCTCTGCAAACTGCTTTGCTCGGGAATACAAAGCCGCGTCAGTGATGGGGCCTTCCAGACCCATTTCCCAGCCATGCCAAGAACCTTTGGAGTTTTCCTCGCTAATGGTCTTGAGGTGGTAAATGTGTGAGAAGCGGGGCGGCGTGAACGGCCCGTTCTTTCCCTGCATCTGGCGAGATGCCATCATGCTGTTCCACTTACGCGACTTTTTAAGCTGCGTAGATTTCATAGCAATCAGTGCGGTCTCAGCGGACCCATCATCGTTGAGTACGATCACAAAATGTTGATGCGTCTCTTCGATGTAGTCGCCATCGCCGCCAACAACGTAATCTTTGTTGTCGTCGGAAGAACGCTCCGTCTTCGGACGCTGGTCTTGTGGCTCGTAAATTGCCACGGGCGCACCGCTACCACTGCCACGTGGTGCCCACTGGATAAACCGTCTCTGGTAAGCACAGGGGATGACGCGAACACCCGTCTTACCTTTGATGATTGCACCAGTTACGGTGTTGTAAATATCGCCCTTACGAGCCTCTTCGTTTTCATCCAACACAGGGTCATTACCTGACAGAACCTTGAGGAAAGGAAGAGCCATGTCCTCCTGTCCCATGTTCTCCATGCCACGGCCTGCATCGGCTTCAAACATAGATGGATCAAATTCCGCGATTGCGGTGTTTTGCTTTGTAGCAACTGCTTTAGTATCGGCCATTATTTTTTACCCTTCTTGATAACTGCACGTTGTCCAACCCACGCTCCAAAAAGCTCCATGGGAAATTCATCACCTTCTTCGACGCGTTCCTTGACGAAAGCGCGTAGCGTCTGGGGGTGTATTTCTGTCTTTTGCTCTGGAACATACCCTTGTTGCTGCGCGAAGGCAGCAAAGGCGCTTGCTTGATCGTCCTCGCCACGGCCAAACTGACAGATAACACTATTTTTGATAATGTCATCGTATCCGTTTTCACGCAGCCACTCATAAGCTTGAGGACGGTTGTTTACGAGGATGGAAGCCCCGTAAGTTTGTTTCACCTCGACCTGTGAACCATCATCGAGGCTAAACGAAGAAATACCAATTTCTGCAAGCATAGCTGGCATATCTTCATCCGTGAGCTTCAGAAGAGCCTTCTTTTCAGCCTTGAGGTCTTCCTCTAAACTGGCAATACGGTCTTCTTTGTCTCGGATTTGGCGGGCCAACGCGGCTACCGAAGTAAGTCCCTGTTGGTCTAGCTTTTCGACCGATGACGCAAGCGTTTCTTCAAAGTCTTGCTCCATCAATTTTGCGAGTTCGTCACTCATCGTCTTTCTCCTTTCGTGGTTGAAGGCACCGTTCGGGCCTTGACAAATGTAGATAATATCTTATACTCGACCCTTGTCAAGCACAATTTTCACATGGGGCAAAAATGCAGGGATTTGAGTTCAAGACCAAGCCTTACGACCACCAGCGCAAGGCGTTGTCTGATTCGTGGGCCGCGGAGTATTACGCGTTGTTCATGGAGATGGGGACGGGCAAGTCGAAGGTCGCCGTAGACAACATGGCCATCTTATATGAGATGGGGAAGATCAACGCGGCGCTCGTTGTTGCCCCCAAGGGCGTGTACGACAACTGGGTCAAGGGCGAAATACCCGTGCATCTTCCAGACCGCATCGAACGGCAGGTTCTGCGCTGGACGCCACAGAAGACCAAGAAGTTTGAGAGCGAGCTGCTCGATTTCATCACCTCAAA